TCCTTTAACCTTTTTAATGTGGTGTTTTTTGTATGCAAGTATTACACACTCCTTTGGATTATAAATATATGGCGAGCTCGGACTCATCCAAGAACCCCAAGCAGTTGTCTTAGATCTATGTGGTGAATCTTCTTCCAAATCAACAATACCAAAGAATTTAAACCCAACTTGTTTCATTACTTGATAAAATTCTGAAACAAAAAATACTCTTCCACCCCTATTTTGCACATTAGTCTCATACGGTATATTAATAGATACCCTACCATCATCTTTAAGTAATTGGTAGGCTTGTGTTAACCACTCTTTTGTCCAATCCCAATACACATCCATATCTAAAGTATCAATATGTGTATCATAATTAATCCCAACATTATAAGGAGGCGACGTTACAATTAGATCTACAGACCCATCAGGTAAAGTTTTCATTACCTCAATACAATCTCCGTTTATTATTTTTCCTGTTTCTATCATTTTTTTTATTTATTTAATTGTTTCCAATAAATCCCACACTTCGTTTGAAAACTCCTCAAATAAATCCCCATTCTTATCATTTGTTAAGTCAACCATAGATTCGACAACACAAAAATCAACAATTGTTTCGTGTGTCTCACCCAACGTTTGTTCATCATTTTTTAATCCTTCATATAGATTAAGGATCTGATTTTTTTGTTCTTCTGTTAATCCCATCTTTATTTATTTTTTAATGTATCAATATGATGTTGCAAATACCACAACGCCTTTTTAAGATCTTCCAATTCTTTTTCCTTATTCTTTTTTCCCGCCCTTGAGATATACTTTACCGTATTACCAAGTGAGAATCCCAAGTCCCAAGCATCAATAACTTTGATTGCTTCATAATCATTCTCAGACCCTCCATAATGTTGTGGGTGATTTACTTGTTCCGTATTTTCTTCCATTTGTTTTGATTGTTTTTGAGCCCAAAATGCCCCATCTATATTATAGGTATTAAATCCTTCCCAATCAATACCCTTTACAACATCATCAATCTCAGGATGGGGATCTTTTGTTGAATTAAAATCATCCACATATAAAATACCATTCTCATTTAATCTTCCGTATGTATTAATAATATCATTATACACACAATCTTTAAGGTGGCAACCATCAATTTCAATAAAATCAAAATTCTCCATTATTGTGTCCAAAGTTCTTGGTACGGTACTTAATGAATCCCCTTGAACCATATGCAAATGAATATTCCATTTTCTAAAGTGGTTTGCAATTATCTCAAAATTAGACATACTACATTCATACTTACAGATATCAAATATAAATAACCTGATCGGGCTTGCGTTATACCAATTATCTTCCTGAATTAATTCAACTAAAGTGTTACAAATTAGTAATGCCGAATGTCCCTCATTAAATCCGATCTCAATAATGTTTTTTGGTTTGTGTTGTGTTATCAGATCTTTAATGGTATGAATCCTTTCTGGATACCAACTAACGTTTCCCTCACCGCAACCTGTGATCATCCCTTTTAATAATTCCATATTATTTATTTTCTTGATACTCTAAATGTAATGTGTCTTGTTTTACCACAAATCTAAGTTTTGTTATCTGAAACTTATCTTTACCATATGATTGTTTAATCTCAAAGTTTAACCCTTTAACATCAAACTTAAGTTTCTGAACTGCGACACCTGTAGGATCCAAATACTCAATGGTAACACCAACAATATTTAATAAATCTTTTGGGTTATATGTGTGTTGAACCGTTTCAAAATATTCGGTTAAGAATATAATCTCATCACCCTCATTATACATTTTGTATTTTCTAAAAAGATATGGTTCAACATCCAAACCTTCAAATCGTATTAACCAACGATTACATTTTAATGGTTCCAATAATGGAAACTCCTGTACTAATTCTGCCATATTATTTGTTTTCATTTATATATTTTATGATTTCATCCTCGGTTTTATCTTCACAATACAGTTTAAAGACCTCACTTGAGAATTCATCTGTTGTGATTATTGCATCCGCACTCAAATACCGAAATATATTATCAACATTATTGATAATATTATCCTTCTTGAGTATCCTCTTGTTGAATCCCATCTTTCTTTTCTTTTTTTAATTTTTCACCATCAAGATATAGTTGTCTAATTTTTCTACCTAGATCCCCATCATTTGGGTATTCCTTTATTAAATCCTCAATCACTTTATTAAACATAAATTTCATATTAATTAATTTTTACAATTTTTTTACCATCACTAATTGTTGATTGACCAATATAGGTTATCAATTTTCGTTTGAACAATGGAAGTAACGTCTCGTTAATTGGAAAGATATCATCACATTTCATCTCACATACCGAAAGTGATGGTTGATCATCTCCAATATTCCATTGTGAAAATGTATTAATTATTTTTGGAATTGTCAATTTACCTTTTGGTTCAGAATAAACTAAATTAACCAATGTTTTTTCTTCTGGGGATCCTTTACCAGCAAATTTCACCATATATTCCCACACATATAAGTTGGTTGATTTTTTTTCATAGTAATAAAAATAACCTTTTTTTAAATCTAAGTTCTTTTTATTTTTTTTAACATTCACCTCAATCGTATCAAACACTATTGTCCATACAGATTTGGCAATATTAAAATATTCTAATAGTCTTGGTGCTGAAAATTTTAAGATACCCGCAAACTCCTGCATTTCTTCAGAAGTCATATCAGGGACTTTTTTAACTTTTAAATCCCTAACCAATAATTCATCATCAATTGATTCAAATTTTTTGTCGGTATATATTAATTTTCTTTCTTTGATTAATGTTTGGATGCTGGCAAGGTGTAATGATATTTCAATAAAACCAGGGTATAGTTCCATATTATCAAGTTTTTCTCCCATTTTTTGGAAATAACTCAATAATTTATATTCTTTATGTTCTTGGTCAATCGGGTCTTCAAATAACCAATCGGTATTCATTATAAACTCAATTTCTTTATTTTTTCTTCTTTTTGCCATTTAGACAATTATACGATATGTTTTGTTATGTGTAAATTATTAAGACGTTCTTATAACAACATAATCTGTCCCATTTATTTCAATTTCATCATAACTATCATTATAACCACCAATATTACTATAATCATTTTCACGAACCAAAGTGTTAACAAATGAACGTCTATCAATAAAATTATCCACATTTATTTCATAGTCGTTAATCCATCTCATAGGATCACTTCTTACCTCATCCATTCTATCACTAACCTCAGATTCAACCTCATCATCATCTAAATCACCATCAGGATTATTTTTAATGTCATCAATTTCATCATTAATCTCAACTATTCGATCAGTTCTTTCATCTTCATATTCATCTTCACCATCCTCATAAACATTTCCTGGAGTCGTTAAAATACCACCCTTATATAGTCTCCACTGGTTCCCTTCGTATTTAAACTCAAACTCATCATCATTTGTGTCCATAAAATCATACACACCATTTTTAACTGTTAAATATTGTAATCCCCTAATTCCATAATACTCTAATATCATTTCCTCAACCTGTAAGTCTCTAATTTCTTTTTCTTGGGAGTCAGACAATTCTCTACTTATACTATAACTTTCCGGACTTTCATATATATCATTTCTAAACATATCTTCAAAATAATCCGCAACTTCATCACTATCAATACTAGATTCTAACGTATAAGTATTAAACGACGAATAACCAATGTCATCAACTAGTTGATCAAAATATTCATATAATGCATTATCGGCTTCAGATTCTGTTCCAACCATATAACTACCACCATCAAATTCATCATAAGTTGTTTCAAAAACATCTAAATCATAATTAGACCCTCTTGGTATCAATCCATATACATCAACATTCTTTTTTTCTAACTCATCAATCTCATCTTCCAAATCAGTTATTTCATCATATAATTCAGATACTTGATCCGGTTCTTCAACATTATCATATCTCTCTTTTAGATCCTCTAATTGACTTTTTAATGTTGTTAATCTTTCTTTTTCAACATCATCTAAAACATCAACCATCGCCCCATTAACAATACTCTCAAATACCGCATTTGCCTTTTCTCCTTCACTATCAATATTTGGATTTTCTAAATCCCACTCACCATTTTCTCTTCTTTCTTGAGCCTCATCCAACTCTTGTTGTTTTTTTCTACGGTCTAACATATCTTGATATGGTGTTGAATAAAAATTAACATACCCATTTACCGTCACATCTTTGATGTCTTTAATCTTACTGTTTGATAAATCTAACCTACCAGTAACCCATAACTTACCCAAATTAGTAACCGGAGTATTTGATAAATTTAAATCCCCAATAACCTTCAATGGTTTTCCCCCAAACTTTCTTAATTTTAATAACCCAACGGCATTGTATCCACTTGCA